TCGGTGAGAAACGCATCCCACTCGCGGTATGCCTCTTGATACCGCTCGTTGTATTCGGCTTTGAGATCACGTTCTGTTGTCATATCTAGCTCGGGATCGGAGGAGCGTATTGTTCATACAGCCGGTCTGCGTGTGCTTGACTCATGTGTGTGCCAGGGGAGAACTGCTTGACCGCCATGCAGAGATACCGGAAAGCATCAGCCCCGTGGCTCGCCCAATCGTGAAGCGGGCGCGTCTTGAAAACATCGTGCTTCTCGTCGTATTCCTTGCGGTAGCTTCTAAGAGCGTCTACTCCGCGCTTACATCGCGTTTCATCGAACCAGCAGCGCGGGAAGGTGGAGCGAACAATCTCGATTCCATGCTCTACGTTATGGCGAGGGACCACGGTAAAGCGAATGCCGAGATCAAGGGCGCGGTTGAGTAGGGAAAGCCCTGTCCCGAGCTCTCGTTGCTCCACATCATGCGGAGCGAAATGATCCCCGTACACATAGTTTTTGTCCTGAAGCACCTTGGCGTAGTGCGCCATGCCCTCGCCGCTTTGCTCGTAGTAGTCGATCAGGTGAATCTCTCGCCCCACAAGCTGAAAGAACCAGATCGCGGTGGAGTCGCCTATCCCCAAATCCCAAGCCGTATGGACCTGTGCCTTCTCGATCGGAATGTGGGTGATTCGGCTCTCAGCCTCGGCTTCCTTGATCTCCTCCGCGTAAAACGCACCGTGAATCGCCCGCCTGCACTTGCCTTCCCAAATGTTGTCGTAGTCATCAGGGCGGTATTTCAGGCAGTATCGGCGCTCTTCCTCAAGCACGTCATTGAACCAGGGGTTGTCCCGCCAATTCATCTCGACGTTTACGCAGTTGTCGGGCTGATTGACGGTGAACCGCTGATGTGTCTCATCCGTCTCAAGATCCGGGTTGTAGCTGATCCAGATTTCAGAGCTTTCCTTGCGGATCGTGGGAATGAGAATGTCCCACGATCGTTTGGAAATGGTCTGCCCCTCCTCAACCCAACAAATATCGTAGCCCTCATAGCTCTTGATCTGATCCACGGTGAGTGTGGAAAGCCCGGTGAAGGTGAACTCCGTCCCGTTCAGACCACGAATCGAGGCATCGTAGACGGTGTAAAAGAACTCTAAGCCAAGGAGGTAAATCTGATCTTTGAGAAGTTGATGAACCGACTGCTTGATAGAGACCTGAACCTCACGAGCGCAGAGGACGCGGAGCCTTTGCTGCATCCCCTGAAGAAGAAGTGCCCGAGCGAACCCCCAGGACTTTCCGGACCCTCGTCCGCCCCGAGCCACTTTGTAGCGACACGGGGCAAACAGGAACTTGAGCTTGTCGGGAAACTCGGCGTGTATGTCCCGCTGCGTTTCACTCATGGCTCAACAAAATGGATTTTTATGCTTGCGTCGAGCGGCCCGCCATCCTTGCCGGTATGCTCCCGCCGCTCCACAAAGTCGGCCTCGGACTTCGCTAGGTTTTCAGACGCTTTGAGGCGGTTTCTCATGTCTTCCTGGTCATTCTCCATGACCTGTGTCCAAAACTCCTGGCGGCGCTTGCGATCAGCGATATGGGGGCGACGCTCCTTTTGCTCGCGCTTTTTGATCGCGTCCTGAATCTTTGGCGTTTGCAGCAGCGCATACCCACGGCGGCGAGGGTTCGCATACCCTGCGGCTTCAGCCGCCTTTGTGGCGTTACCGTCGTAGTAATCCACAAAGCGCTGTTGTCGTTCTGAAAGGACTTCGCCCTTGCCGTTATCAGCCATGATCTATTTCTTCTTCTTGTCCTTTTTCTTGTCTTGCTCGTAGTCAAGCGCCCTGTCGTAGCGATCCTTTTTCTTTCCCTTTGGGGTGAGGTAGGAGTATTTGCTGCGCTGCTTGTCCTGCTTCTTCTGCTTCTGCTTCGCCATCAGTCTTTTCCTTTAATCGCCTTAATAACCTGCGGAGCAATCTTCTCCCCGCTTCTTCCAATCACATATCCGCCAATGCCGATCTTCACTATTCCGAGAAGCATATCTATTGTGCTTTGAGACAAATTCTCAGCAGTCCAGCCTAACCAATGCGCGACGACAAGTCCTGCGAAAACGAGCAGCCATCACTTATAGCCTCGCTCTAGCCTGCGGATGTAGTGCAATAGTTCCCGCGTATCCTGCCCGTTCAGGCACATACCGCCTTGAGGGCCACGGTGTATCTCTAACTCGGGACGAGGCGGCTTAGTCCGCATCGTCGTTCCGCTCGAACATCCGACGAGCAGCACGGCGAGGATTACGCTCAATAGCGTCAAAATCAGCCTGTGAGCGTTCCGCATTGCGTTTCCGCCTCCACTCCCGGTAAATGTCAGCAAAGAGGCTGAGAACCTTGCTCAGCCCTTTGCTTTTGAGCCACCCAAACATCAAAGATTCTTGAACCGCTTGACGACCTTCTGCAACTCTTCCTTCGTGACCTCGCCGTCTTCCACCATGTCAATGACCTGCTTGAGCAGGTGGTAGTATTTGGTCATCTTGGTCCCGAAGACAGAGGTGGTCACAGTCAAAGCGCCGCTCAGCAGCAGCGCGATAGTTCCGATGTTCATGCCAAAGAGTTCCATTCTTGACTCTCCTGTTTATTGGTTATACGCTTTCGCGCCGAACATCCGCACCGCAGCATACATCCCGCCGCGTAGCGCAATGTTGACGCCCGCAACTCTCCCCGCTTCAAGTAGCACGTCATCGCACACGGCACGCGGCCACTCCGCGATGGTGTAAAGCCAATCGTGGACAACTGCGGGGCGCTGCATTATTCCTTTCGCTAGCCACCAGAAAACCGGCACTCTTGGGATCGTTGCGAAGTCGGTAACAAAATGCTTCGGCACTTCGATCAGCTCAATCTTGCCCCTGACCATCGTGCGGTATTTGAGCGGCGCAACCAGCTCCCATATTGTCTCGCGCCACGTGTTATCGTGGAGACGGACCTGGAGGGTGGAGAGAAAAGCCGGTTGCATCTTAAACACCTAGTGATCTGCTCAAAATTGATAGATACCCGACAACAACAGCAGCGCCACCTATAGCCCCTCCGACAAAAGCAAAAATGTTGTGCATCCATCGCCTTTCTTCCAGGCGTTGCACACGATTCTTAATGTCAGACAAAAGCTCGTATGTGGCGTAATCTTTTTGCTCGCGGGACAACTGTTCCCATTCTGTCCAGTTGCGGCAGCCGTTAGCCATAGGAAGACACTACTCCACGGAGATTTTCGTGGGGAGGATAATACGGTGGGGAGAGGTTTGCATCCCAAATATGGGATAAATTCAAGAAAGAACAGTACGCTCCAACATTTCGTTGAATTTATGCTTTAAATGATGCCTCATGCCTTCCATAGCATCATCAGTGAACCCACACACAGGGCACTTATATCCCCTGCACGGTACTTCAGGGGTGGAGAGCCTATGTTTAGAAGGAGGGATGGAGACTTTCATTTTATTGCTGCAGCGTGGGCAGATCATGGTTATTCCTCCGGTTTTGTTACCGTCATACCATCAACGTAAATAACACCGCGATAAACATAACAATTCAGTTCAACGGTGTAGTCGTTATCAGATTTCCCCATATCCACTACACAACCCCTATGCCCAAACAACCGTAGCCAAAGCCTCTTAAATGGGTTCTGAGTAGAAAAAGGCTGATATCGTCCATAATCTTTATTCTTGATACTAAAATACATATCACCCCTCCTGCTTTTCGGGATCATATTCTGCGTGGATATGGTTTTTGTGGTAGATCACGTCATAATCACCCGTAACCTCCGGCTCCTGATATAGCTCACGGACCACAGCATCTGGATCGTCGAAATACCTTGTCCGCAGGTCCACAGCTCGCCCCCACGGATGCAGTGACTCAAACAGGTCATACTCCCGCAAGCCACTTGTGATGACACACTCTACACCATGCCGCTGCCAGACCCGCTCCGCAGCTTGCAGTAGGGGCCGCATGCGAATATCGAGCCCCTTGATTGTCGCGCCTCGCTTGATCTTCATACACACAAGCTCCTCGCCCTGCTCAGGGCAGTTACGGATTAGTCGGGTTGTCCCAAAATCTCCCTTGCCGAGATCGCCACATGCCCGGCGTAGCCGTTCTGCTTGTTGAACAGGTAGCCTTCCGCCGCCCGCTCGCTCTGATAGCCCTTGGAGAAGTGCCAGTAGTCCCGAGCGGACAGGGAGGGTAGGCGCCGCACCACCATATCCCCGAT